GTGTATTTCTTAGCGTACTGGTGCGAGAGCCACAGATGGAAAGCCGCTTCTTCGGCTGAGGACAATACTTTGATTTCGTTGCGCATATTGTTGATAATCTGACCAACTTCCATGCCGGTCCCCTTGGAATCGTCACGCAGGGCCAAAACAAGACTGTTCAACAGGCGCTCAAGGCGTTCAGCAACCATAGTGCTTATCCTTTTGGTTAGGGTTGAATGTACATTTCTGGCACGCCCGCCAGCGGCGCAGGGCCGCCGGGCTCGACGTGGGGACTTTTCCGGCATAACGGGCGCAATCGTGATAGCTCACCATTTCGCCGTTGTACGGGCAGGGATTCCGGGCGTAGCGTTTCATGACGCGATCGGCCATGCGCCACGTGTCGCCCGGATACTTTTCATGGATCAGCGTACTGACGGAACCGTGGCTGACGCCAAGTTCGCGGGCCGTCGCGCTGACGCCGATCTCGGCGACGCGGGCGCGGAGCAGGGAAAGCCAATCCTCAGACATGATGCACCTCCCCGGTGTTGGGATCGGTGAGCGTCTTCGCCGGGGTATTCAGGGCCGGGGCAAGCCGTCCGGTATTCTTGACAAGCCGGAAAAGCTGCGGATTGCGCGGCGTCCGTTCGACGTATCCGGCCTTCAAAAGCGCCCGGACGTAGCGTTTCAGACCTCGCTCCGCGTCCTTCTCCGTCCCGTCGGCAAGGGGCATGAGCAAATCGTCGACGCTCCATGAAGCGGTCTTCATGCGGATCAGATTCCAAGCGCGGGTCCGCAGGGAAAAACGGGAACGGGCAACGAAATCGCCCTTTTGCGGGCCGTTGGAACAGGTTTTTCCGGTAATGAGAAACGCCTTGCCTTTGTCCGTAATCTGGCAACATCCTTCCATATCAAGGATAAAGCCGCGAGAAACGAGCGTTGCACACGGCGCGCCGATAACTTCGGAAGGGACGCCAAGACATGACGCTATTTCGCGTCTCAGCATGGTCTTTCCGTCCGCGAGCAATTCCAGCATGGCCTGTCCGATCGTCGTCATTTATGCCACCTTCCTCTTGCCGCCCGCCTGCCTCACGGTGATGGGCGTCTTGTTCTGCCAGTCGTGGGAAAGGGGAATCCCGGCAAGATCATCAACACCCACACAGGCGATCCGGTTGGTCTTCGCCACCCGCTCAACAACGGGAATCATGTTCAGCACTTCCCGCATCCGTCCGCCCGACAGCCGATGGATTTCCGCCATAAGCTCCGGCGTCATGTCCACTTCGGCAAGCTGCTTGCAAACCGTCTGGATGTCTTCCGGCGTGGAAGGCTTGAACTCCACCACGCGGGCGATACGGCTGGAAATCTGCCCATATTTCTTGATCGCACCCTGAATGTCGCCCATACCGATCAGGATCACCGTGTTTTCGGCTCGGTCGGAAATGTCCCGGATCTTTTCAAGAGACGCCGCCTGATTCGCCAGCGTGAACTCGGCCTCGTCAATAATGATGGGCAACTGGTTCGCCGCAATCGGCTTCAAAAGCCGGGAGAAAAGCTGCTGTGAGTTGCCCCGCCCGTCGATCTCAAGCGCTGCGGCAAGCTCGGAAAGGGCGTATCGGGGCGTCCAGTCCTTGTTTGCCCGCAAAAAGATCGCGCCGTTCTCGGCGGCCCAACTGCTGACGACATGGCTTTTGCCAAGGCCGGGGACGCCGTAGACAAGCATCATCCCGGCTTCGGCGGCACCGCGTTGCTCCACGGCCTTCACGGCGGCGGCAAAGTTGCGGTAATTCTCTGTCTTTACGAACATTTTGCGCATGACGTTTCCTCCCATGCAATGCCTTTGCTTATGAAAATAGGTAAATAATCCGCGTACTCTTCGGTCTGGACGTACCATTCCAGCCAGTCGCGGTCTTCCTGCGTCCATGAATCCGGGTGAGCCATATGGTACTCGTACCGCTCGTAAGGGAACTCGAAGGCAGGCCGGGCCTTGCCGGGACGGACGGATTGCGTAACCGTCCCTTCTTCCTCATCCGGGAAATCCGGTTCGAGAGCGGGCATCGGCTCCACATCAACCACCTGCCCGATCGGGCGAATGGAATTGACGACGGTTGCCGTGGCTCCGATGGAATCTTCGTTGTAAACTACCATTGCGCCGGGGAGCTTTTTCTGAACCTGCGCTTGCGCCCTTGCGAGCTTGGCGCGCTGCGATTCTCCGGCCTTCCTTTCGGCTTCGGAAATCATGCTCCGGTAATCAATGGTGTTGCCGTCGACGAGCGCCCTACAGATCTTCACCATGTCGAGCGTCTGGACGACGATGTAGCGGGGATCGTGCATGTCATAGCGAACCAGCACCTTTTTCCCGTTCCAAGACCACAGGGCGTCGGCATAGTATTTCTTGCCCGCGAAGTTGATCCAGTTGTTATGAACGGGGCGTTCCGCCGCAGGCATGAACAGATCGTCATGCAGCGTCGGGTTCAGCCGCAACAGCTTGTATTCCGGGTTTTCGGCGAGCTTCACGTTCCAGTATTCGCCGGGCGAATAGCGCCGCCGCTTGCCGTTTGTGTCCGTAAACTTCGGGAGGGCCGTGTGCGGCGTGGCGTTGTACTCGTCAATGCGGAAGCACAGAGCCTTGAAAAACTCGTCAAACGTCGGCAACTGTTCGGACTTGCCGTATTTTTTGATGTCTTTGTTGACGGAAAGCCGGAACGTCCGGGCCGTGTCCTGATCCATGTCCCGATGCACGCAGGAAGCGAACCGTTTCGCCAGATCAGTATGGATGGTCTTGACCGCCCGCTCCATGAGTCCCTTGCCCTGCGGGCGTCCGGGAATGGACGTCTTGCAAATCACGCCGAGCAGCGTCAGGACGCCCGTCCCTTCTTTGGTGGACATGGCGTTTGCGTACCCCGGCCCGTTGTCCGTATAGAAAAAATACGGGACGCAATGGGTGATGCAGGCGACGCGGAAGGCGTCCAGAACGGTGAGCCCGTTTTCCGATGTGTCGACGGACACCCCGACGCACTTGCGGGTTGCGATGTCCAGAATCAGGGTAAGTTCCGGCCTGAACGCGCGCGGCTCATAGGGGTGCTGGACCAGTCCGTCAAAGGTGGTGCCGTCGCCCGTGAAGCCTTCGCCGGGAAGCATGTTTGCCGTGGAGCGCAGCCTATGAGGCCGGATCTTCAACATGGCGTTGCCGGTGCGGCTCCCGCGCTCCAAAAGTTCCAGCGGTATCTTTTGGGCTATCCGCCTGATCGCGTCGATCGACGGGATGGAGGCCGGGTTCTTTGCAAACGGCTTTAAGGCTGGCAAGCTTTTGTGTTTCGTGATCTTTTCGGGATCGAGAAAGTGCAGAAAGCGCAATCCGCCCTCGGGCATTCCAAGCCCGACCCACCGGACGACAATCTCAAATTCCCGGCGCGCCTGATTTATGGAAGGCGCTTGCGGTCTTTTCCAGATCAGCCGGAATATCTCGAACCACTCCGGAATGCTTGTATCCTTCTTCGGATCGGCAGGAACCAGCCCAAGAATCCCCCTGTTTTCATACGTCGCGTACCAGTCAAATAATCTGGAGCGGGAAATGCCTCTTGCATCGCCGCGCCTGGCATTGGCGATGCGGGCCGCTTCCATGAGGTTTCGCGGCAACGTGCCGTTCCGGTAGGCTTCCACAAGCATAAGGATCGCCGCCCGGCGGGACTTGCCTACCGTCTCGAAATTGCACACGGCGTCGATGAGTGCCTTGCGGGCAAGCGCTACATCACGTTCCCGCGCGGTGAGGTGAGAAAGAGAAACGGCGGGGGACTCAACCACGGCGGGCGTGGCGGGTTCAAGAACGACGGGGAGGCTTTCCCGTTCCTCGGCGGAAACGGCCAGCGCGATCGTTTCGCGCACGTCGGCGGGGAGCTTGGCGGTGGGATACTCGAAGCCGCCGCCTTGACCGGCGCGGAGGCGGGAAGGCCAGTTTTCACGCTTTGCACGGCTAAGCAAGTTCTTAGGCGCTATGCCCTTAAACTCGGCAAGTTCGCGCGTCGTATATGCTTCCTTGATCCCGCTCATATCCTCACCTCATAAATTCACCCCGGATTATGCCGCTCCGGGGGAGCATCCCGCGTGGAGGCTTCGCGGTATTCGCCGTTGTGCAGTTTTCGCCGCCCGCCGCATGGCGTAGCGGGCGGCCTACACGGGCGCGGTGGTGACCGTGGCGCTCTAGGCGCTCTGCGGCCCCGGTTTGTAAGATTCCGCCCTTACTTTCTGTTCCTCTTCGGCAAATACCGAAGATGCTTTCTTCCGGGATTGGCTTTTAAAAGGGCTGTGATTCCCCTGACGCACTGATCGCAGATGAAGATCTTATCGTTTTGGATAAGAAGTCCGCACTCCTCATCCCCGGCACCACAGAAGCTACAGGCGGGCTTGCTGTGCTTCACTGTTCCCGTGTTCATGCCGCCGTCTCCTCTTCCGCCCACCTTTCGGGATACCGGGGGTCAAACAGGTACTTTTCAGGCACGCCCGCATCCCGGAGCGCATCCAGTATGCGGGCGCTGTGGTTCTTGCCGAGGATGGTTGCGGAGACGGCGGACAGGGAAACTTTGAGCTCATAGGCTATTACGGTTGCCGTCCGCCCGTTGCGCCGCAACGCCTCATGAATGCGCATGGAATAAAAACAACGCCGTTCTCCTATCCTCGCTCTAGCGAGAGTGTCATTGGTTGCAAATTTCATAGTTCCCCCGGCTATAATGCGGCCTAGCCGTAGTTTTTGGTGAAGCCAACAGCTAAAAGTTGATCTTGAGTCGGTTGCCGGGTAGATTGA